GTCCGACCATTCGGAATGTTTGAGGAGATATCGCTGAATCCATCGCAGTACACTTGCCCGTGCTGTGTCGCCTGCACCTTATCCGGATCTCGGCGCCGGTTGTACCAGGTGATCCCTGCCCCAGAAAGCGAGGTGCGTGAATCGTTCAGGAGCAACGTATACACTTGGTCCACGATCGGCTGGATATTGAGCGGCGGGGCCGCCATCTACGCCGGGGCCTCCGATGCCGCCGTGACCAAGGCTGCGAGCTCGCCCTGGATGTCCCCCACGATCTGTGCGCGGTTCTGATCGAGCGATGGCTGCAGAAATGGACGTTTCGGCATCGTGACGTGCTTCGTCCGCACCCATCGCCCGCTGACCTGGAACACAAGGTACGGCCCGTTCTTCGGGACGATCTCGCCGCCGAGTTCGTGGATGCGGGCATAGATGACGTTCGTGCCGACGCGGCCTTCCACGACATCGCCCATGACTACGGGAGCTGTGGCAGTGACGGAGTTTCGCAATCGGCCGGTCCGGACTTTCAGCACCTCGCCGGATAGCTTCCCCTTCGTCGTGGCCTCAACGCGGAATGAACCTTTCGCCACGCCGCGCACCATTGCGGGCGTCACGCCGTTGGCGACCCCCTGCAGCATCTCCTCGACCTGCGGGAGATTCTTGACCGTGACCTCGAACGCGAGTCCGGCCATCAGGGTGCGATCGTGGAGCCGGTGTAGAGATGCCGGTAGCCGTCGAGGATCGTATAGAGGTGCTTCGGCATCCAGTCGTACCGTGTGCTCATGCCCTCGTAGACCTCAGCCGCCTTGCCCACTTTCTCGCGCTGGAGGTACGAAAGTGCCACCATCTCACACACGGCCCCTTCGAGGTCATCGGGCAGACGCGGAGGCGGCGTTCCGGCGGTCCCTGCGGCACCGGTATCCGTGAACGATGGCGTGGATGAGGTGAAGTAGACGTTCTCCCCGCCCGGATAGTTGCCGCGATAGATGCGGTACGAATCTGCGAGCGTGTTCCATGTCAACGCGACGGAGCCGGTTGCCCCCGTGACGGACGCTTGTACCTCTGAGGAGATGATAGCCTCGGTGCCGTTCTGCACGCCGGTGATGAGATAGCACGGCGCGCCCGTCGCCATCGTGCCGCCGCTATTGCTTGCCGTGGCCTGCACGTTGAAATCTCGCGGGAGGAGATAGCCGGCCGTATAGATCACCTGCACGTTCCGGCGTACGGCGAACTCATGCGGCTCCATCGTGACGAGCCCTGCTCGCTCAAGCAAACCTGCGAAATAGCCGCGCTCCCGGTAGATGAACTGCACGTCTTCCGGCATCCCTTCCGTCAGGTCCGGTTGGACGAGATAGTCGGACGCTGGAATCAGGTAGCCATAGGTGTATGGAGCCGTCTCCAGACTGATCGACGCGACCGAGAGAATCGGCGCCTGGTTCATCATGAGCTTCTGCTGCCCGCGGCCGACGTGGTACTCGGTGTACGTCCCCACACCGAACGTGCGGTGGCAATACGTCTGCACCCACTCGCTCATGCGCGTGATCGTGCGCTCCACGAGCGCGGTTTGCGCAGCCGGGATCTGGTCCTTCCCGGTCAGCCGCTCGATCAGAAGCGAATAGGTTGTGAGCGCGCGGGGACCGAGCACGTCCTACCCGAACGACCGGCCCTTGTGCGTCTTCTCTTCCGCGATCGCATCCGAGCCGTCCCGAGGCCCGTTATCCTCATAGACCGCCGCGCCGTTCTTCACGTACGTCCACGCCTCGCTGGGCGGGAACGCTGCCGCTTCGCCCTGGGTGTAGGGCGCGACGAGCCGATTGAACCGGATCTTCCGAAGATTGAACGGCTGCGGGTCGATGGGTCGGTTCCGGTCCGACTCCATCGGCACTTGCGACATCAAGGGGCCTGCGGTCTTGGTAGCCTCTGCCATGAGTTATTCGCCTCCGTGTTTGTGTGAGTTCGTGGGCAAGTTCTGTGCTGATGTATCTTGCAAGGTTACGTTCGTTCCAACGATACCGGTTGTTTGGGAATACCAGTATGGCCAGTAAGGATACTGCGGCCAATGGGTCGCGCGATATCCCCATTCTCGTTGACACTTCTTGCAGTACGCCACGTCGCAGTGGCCGCAATACGCAAGATCATGGTCGCAGTGCGAATGTCCGTGCATTTACATCCCCTCCCGAAACTGAAAAACGCTGAGGGGGCAGGCCCTTGTGGGACCCACCCCCTCATGTCATGCACCTGCGCGTGGGTTACGCGCCGGGGTTCTGCTTCGCACCTCCGAGCGCCACGCCCGCGGCAATACCAACCGTGAACGAACCGCTCTCGGTGACTACTGCCTGAATGTTGACGTACCGTCGGGCTCCGCTCAGGTCTACGCCCAGTCCCTTCGCGCTATTTGAACCCGTCTGACCGGACAGCGTGACAGCCGCTGCTGCCGATGCATTCGGCGGCGTATAGGCCAGCGCATTCGTGCCGCTTGCATCATCCGCATCGTTCACGCTGAACACAACACCGGGAGCACCTCCGGTGGTCGCCCCCGTCATCGCCGTGATGAACATCGAGTCGTATAGTTCCGCGCTTCCGTCGGACGCCCGCTTCGAGAGCCGATCAATGTAACTCCCACTGATGGTTCCCGACGGGGCCAGCTGCGGCTTGATGCCGACGATATCGCCGCGGAGGATCGAATCCAGGTCACGGGTGAAGAACGACATGTCTCCTGCTCCCTTCTCCGGGCCAGAAATACGAACGGGACCGCGCCCGGAGGCGGCCCCGCGTCAGTACGCGGCGAACTCAGTCGGTTACGTCCACTCGACCCCCTGGGCGATTGAGAAGCTCTTGTCGTGCCGCTCGCCCGTGTCGTGGCGCATGATCAGGCGCACGACCGTCTGGTCAGCCGAGAACGCGGCGATGACCTGGCCCGAGACGGTATCGAAGTACGCCGCTTCGCGCGACGCCTCGATCTCGGCGGCCATGTTCTCCCCGATGATGAAATCGGTGAAGTCCCCGAAGTACAACTCGCTCGAGTCCGTCGAGGTGACGGTGAGGTTCTCCGGGATCGCCGTGGTGGCGTAGAACGGGTAGCCGAGCAGCTTGCCCTGGTTCATCTCGTCGCGGAAGATGAACGCGCCGGTCGTGGTCTGCAGCGTGTAGAGATAGTTCTTCGTGCGCACGCCGAAGAGCCAGCCGGGCTTCACCATCTGCAACTTGCGGCCGCGCTCGACGTTCGAGATGATCTTGCGGAGATCGGCCATCACGTTCGCGAGCGTGGGGTTCGTGCCGGTATTGGCCGTGAAGATATTGGCCGCATTCGTTGCAGCCAAGATCCCGATCGGCGTGTTCACCGTGCCGTCGCCGCGGATGAACGCGAGGTCTTCCTGCACGATATCGTCGCGCACCCACCGGTCCGCCGCCGGCGTGCTGTCCCGGATGAGATCGTTCGAGATCGGGACGAGCACCATGAGCTTGCGGGCGGTGAGCTGGAGCTGGTTCAAGGTTTGCTGCGAGGACGGCGCGTTCGCGTTCTCGCCGACATACGTGGCCGTGGCGCCCGCCTGCAGGCGCGGGATCAGGAGCGTGTTCGAGTTCATCGGGGCCAAGCGCGCCCCCGCCCGCCGCACGACTGTGATGTCGTACAGCAGCTCGATCAGTTCGGGATAGAACTCCGGCGGGACCGCATAGCCGCCGGCGGTGCCCACGGACTCGGCGAGGGCCTTCCGCCACGCCGCATCCGGGGCGAGCGCACGATGGAGTGCCTCGTCCTGCGGATACAACTTCTGCGCGGCCTCCTGCTGCGTGAACTCGCCATTCGACTTCTGCGCGAACACGGCCGCCTTGACCGACCGGGCCATCTTGATGCCCCGGCTGTCGGCACCGAGTTTGTCGTTCTCGCGCTTCCGCTCATCGAGCATCTCGGACACGTTCTTCCGCTGCGTTTCGAGCAGAGGGGCGACCTCGGCCTTGATGTCCTCCTTGAGGTTCGCACGGATCGCCGGCCCGAGTTTTTCGACCAACTGTTCCAACGTCACATGCTGAGGCTGAGTCTGTGTCTCAGACATATCAGGGGTCCGTCCTTCCTACGCGCCGCGAGTGCGCGCGCGATGATGGGTAGTGAGAACGGGGATTACGAGACGCGGCCGCGGGCTTCGTCGATCACTTCACGCGCAATCCCGGCAATGAGCGGCTTCAGCAGCGGAGAAAGTGCGGCGGCAAGTTTGTCGGGCGGGACTGTCGTGAGATCGAACGTCGGTGCGGTCGCATCGGGCTTCTTTGGTGCATCGAGCACAAAACTGAGGGTGCCATCGGCCGAGGGGAAGGGTGTCGCTGCGGGCTTCTCGCCTTCCTCGCGCGGCTGTGGCATGGGGTTACCGGCGGGCTCACCGGGTTTCGGCTGATCGCCCGGTTCCTCCACCGCCACGTCGGCGGCTTCAAGCACCGCCTTCACATGACCGTGGGCGGACTTATGGGATTCCACAGCTTTCTCATGCGAGCCCGTCACGGACTGCATATCGGCCGTCATGTCCTTGTGAACGCGCACAGCCTTTCGGGCCGACCCGAGGGCTTCGCGCACCTTGCCGAGCGCGAACCCGCCGCCCTCGCCGGTCCCTTCGTTAAGCGCGCGCGTCCCGTCAGCCGTGGGGAAGTTCGCGACCGCATCGGTAAGGGCATCGACACAGGCTTTGTGGTGGTCGCCGAGACTCTTGTGCCCTTCCTGAATATCGTCCATGCCATCGCCCATGTCTTTGTGGGCACGGGCGACCTTCGTGAGATCGCGGTGGGCAGATTCGAGATGGTCGCGATTCCGCGTGGAGAGGACCGCCCCGCGCTTCTCACCCGCAATCGGAATGCCGATGGCGGATTCATGGAGCACCTGCTTGAACGCGCGAATCTCGGCATGGGCCTGGAAGAGATCGGCCGCGATCGCATCGATGCCGTCCTCTTCCTGCGCGCCGAGATAGCTGTCCACGAACTTCTTTGCAGACGCCTTCACGTTATCGGGGATGCTGACACCGCCGCGGCCACCGTTCAGCACGACGCGCGCCGCCACGAGTCCCGCCTTGACCGCCTTGAGCTTGCCATCCTTCACATCGGCGAACCCGAGCTTCACGCCGCCGAAACTCTCGCTCCCGTCGTTCACGATGAACGCGCGACGGAACTTGGCCCAGTCGATCTTCTCCTTGTCATCCCCGCCCGCCCATTCACGGACGCGCTTGTCGGCTGCGGAGGCGTCCCAGGAGGAGTCCTCATCGACGGGCAGGCCGCGCGATCCGCCGACCTTCCACTCTCCGTCTTTCGTGATGGTCTCCGGCATCGTCGCTGCCTCCTTGACCCATCGCTCGATTTCCGTGAGGACCAGACCCTTCGCCCGCGCGGCACTCAGCATGTTCCGAATCGCGGACGCTTCCGCGTTCATGGGCACGGGGACGATCGACCACTCCAGCAGCTCCCACTTCTTGTGATGCAGCCCGTTCCACGGGTTCTTAGGATCGAGCGGCTCATAGTCCATCGAGCGGAACCCGATGGAGGAGGTATTCAGGAACCCGCCGTCAACGAGCGTCTTCACTTCCTGCGCGAACGGGGTCGGCGCGAACTCGTAGGTCGCGTCGATCTTGTGCCCGTCAACGGCGAGTTCATGCGTTCGGCCGATGATATTGGGCGTCCCACTGCCTGAGCCACCCGAATAGTCGTGGGCGAACAGGACGATCGGGTTCTTGGCCATGTACGCCTGATAATCGCAGCCGCCCGGATCAACGATATCGCCTTCGCGGTCCTGATCGTCGGTCGTGATCGTCATGCGGCGGATGTTGGAGGCCATCTCCTGCGGCGACGGCGGCAGGAACTTCGCGCGGAACGACTGGACGATCTTCTTTGCAATCTCACCCTGCGGCATCGCCGGCGCCTCCCTGAGTGTTACGGCCAGAAACGAATACGGCCCAGACCAGGAAGGCCCGAGCCGTTGTCGTGAGAACGCCGTGCTTTACTTCTTCGGCGACTTCTTCTTCGTTTTCGTCGTTGTGGTGCCCGACTTGATCATCTTGTCGCGCGGTGCCCCGGTCAGCGCCATTACCAGTTCCCCGGCCAACCCGCCACGATGATGATTAGCACCGCGACCGCGAGCCATCCGAGAGGCCCGCCAGGCAGGCGCACCGGGACGATCCCGAACACCGACAGCACCACCAGCAGCGAGATAATGAATGCGATGCCCCAGAAAATCCGGCGGTCAGTTGCGCCAACCTCCGAACGAACCAAGGATTTCAGCGTCCTCCACATGAGCATCCCTCCTAGAATCCCGACACGGTGAAGTTACCGTCACTCGCGGCTTGGCATGTCCCGGTACCTTGCCACTTATATTGCCAGTAACCGACCGTCTGGACGGTCAGATTGTAGTGGTAGAGACCCGTGCCATCATGCGTTACTTGTCCTCCCGTAAATGTCGATGCCGTGCCGCGCGGGTCGATGATCGTGAGTGTGACCGTCGTGGGGTCCGTCGCTATCCCCGATACGGTAAAGGTGCCGCTGATGACGACGGATTGTCCAGGTGCGTATGGACCTCCCATTATCCCGACGCGTCCTTCCCCACGACGACCGCTACCATACCATCACTCACCGTCGCGACAGCGATGGCGCAATCAAACGCGATACACTTCGCTGGTTTGATAAGGCTGAGCAGAAAATCCCTGACGATCACGGTCCCGGCAATGATCTGCCCGCTGATAGTGGTGAAGATACCTTGGAACGAGAGCGTCCCCGTCAGCGTCTTGAAGAATCCCCGCGAGATTACGCCAGTGAATCCAAGAGATCCAGCTATCGCCGTTCCGATGCTGCGCGGCATCTGCCCCACGAATGAAAGGGTACTGGCCATCGTGGTGCTGATGCTCACTGTCCG